ATGACCGCCGATGAAGTCGATGATCGCATCCGTTCGCTGATCGAACCCTTCAACAAGAAGGGCGTCGCAATTGCCGCGGCCACCACCTTTGCCGGCGATCTTGAATTCGACAGCCTGACGGTGATGGATTTCGTCGCCGCGATCGAGGATGAATTCGACATCATCATTTCGATGAACCAGCAGGCCGAGATCGAGAACTGGGGCCAGCTCGTCGCGGCAGTCCACAAGCTGCAGGATAGCTGATCATGGCGACTTCGGTAGACGACACCCTTGCCCCCGCCGAGCCGGTTGACCTGCTGGCGAAGTTCGATCCCATTATCCAGACCCGCGCGCAATTGCTTGCCGCCGGGGTGGAGGACCCCTTCAATCTGGTGATGGAGCAGGTGCTCTCGCCCACCCGCGCGATCTGCAACGGCCGCGACACGATCCTGCTCGGCACCTACAACTACATGGGGATGACCTTCGACGATGACGTGATCGCCGCGGGCAAGGCGGCGATGGAGGATTTCGGCGCGGGGACGACCGGCAGCCGCGTGCTCAACGGCACCTTCCGCGATCACCGCGATGTCGAGGCGGCCTTGCGCGAATTCTACGCGATGGACCATGCGATGGTGTTCTCGACCGGCTATCAGGCCAATCTCGGGATCATCTCGACGCTGGCGGGCAAGGGCGATTACATCATCCTCGATATCGATAGCCACGCCTCGATCTATGATGGCTGCGCGATGGGCCGGGCCGAGGTCGTGCCGTTCAGGCACAATGACGTCGAGGCGCTTGAAAAGCGGTTGAAGCGCATCCCCGCAGGCGCGGGCAAGCTGGTGGTGCTTGAGGGCGTCTATTCGATGATGGGTGATGTCGCGCCATTGAAGGAGATGGTCCGCATCGCCAAGGCGCACGGCGCGATGGTGCTGGTCGACGAGGCCCATTCGATGGGCTTCATCGGCGAACATGGCCGCGGCGTCGCCGAGGATCAGGGCGTCATCGACGACGTCGATTTCATTATCGGCACCTTTTCCAAGAGCGTCGGCACGGTCGGCGGCTTCTGCGTCTCGAACCACCCCAAGTTCGAGGTGCTGCGGCTGGTATGCCGCCCCTACGTATTCACCGCCGCGCTGCCGCCTTCGGTGATGGCGAGCTCGGCCACCTCGATCCGCAAGCTGATGCACAATGGCAACAAGCGCGCGCACCTGTGGGAGAACAGCCGGACGCTGCACCAGGGCCTGCGCAACCTCGGTTTCACCCTCGGCACCGAGACCCCGCAGAGCGCGATCATCGCCGTCATCATGCCCGATCTCGAAAAGGGCGCGATGATGTGGGAGGCGCTGCTCAAGGAGGGGCTCTACGTCAACCTTGCCCGCCCGCCTGCGACCCCTGCGGGGATGACCCTGCTGCGCTGCTCGCTGTGCGCCGAACATACAGCCGAACAGGTGACGACGATCCTGGGCATGTTCGAACGGGCCGGACGCAGCATCGGCATCATCTGATCCGTCACCACCGGAAGTGATAACCCATTTGGTTATTTTTCTTGACATCGTGACGCTCTCGGGTTAGAGAACGGCATAGTCGGAAAATAGCGATTCGCCAGCGGGCGGCCTTCCCAAACGGAAGCGCCGCCTTTTTGGTGTCCGCAATGGGAGTGCTGCTTATGGCAAAACCCGATCCTGGGCGGTTCGGCATCGCGGACGATGCCGCCCGGCAGGGCGCCGCCCGGCAATGGCGCGCCCGCTTTATCGACGCGCTCGCGATCAGTTCAAACGTGACCCGTTCGGCGCAGGAGGCCGGGATCAGCCTCAGCCGGGCCTACCGGGTCCGCCGCGCCGAACCCGAATTCGCCCGCCAGTGGCAGGCAACGCTGGCGGATGGCTATCTGCACCTCGAAATGGAGGTGATCCGCCGCCTGCGCGAAGGCGATTTTGGCGCGGGCGACGGGCAGAAGTTCGATTTTTCCAACGCGGTACGGCTACTGAGCCTGCACCGCGGATCGATCAGCGACGGCCCCGCACGTGAACGCGACGTCAGCGCCGCCGAGGTGCGCGCCTCGATCGACCGCAAGATCGAGGACATCCGCCGCCGCATGGCACAGCGCCGCGCCGACGGGACCGATGGGGCATGACCGAACCGCTGGAATGGTTGCTCGACGCGCCCGTCGATGTCCGGAACACGCTTACCCGCAGTCTCAGCCAGACCGAAAAGAACCGCTTCGACTACCAGTGGGACATGTTCGCCCGGCCCGAACAGCTTGCCCCTGACGGCGACTGGCGGGTCTGGATGATCATGGCCGGGCGCGGCTTTGGCAAGACCAGATCGGGTGCCGAATGGGTCCGCAGCATCGCCGAAGATGACGGCAGCGCGCGGATCGCGCTGATCGCCTCCTCGCTCGCCGAAGCACGCGCGGTGATGATCGAGGGCGAAAGCGGACTTCTGGCGATCTGCCCGCCGGGCGAACGCCCGCGCTATGAACCCTCGCTGCACCGTTTGCGGTTCCGCAGCGGCGCGCAGGTGCAGCTGTTCTCGGCGGCCGAACCGGAAAGTCTGCGCGGGCCGCAGCACAGCCACGCCTGGTGCGACGAAATCGGCAAATGGCCGCTATCGCACGAGCGCGCGACGCGCTGCTGGGACAACCTGCTGCTGGGGCTGCGGCTCGGCGAAAGCCCGCGCGTCGCGGTCACCACCACCCCGCGCGCAGTGCCGCTGGTGCGGCGGCTGGTCGCGCAGGCCGGTTCGGCAGGCGATGTGGTTGTGACCCGCGGTTCGACTGAGGACAACAGCGCCAACCTGCCCGAACGCTTCCTTGCCGCAATCACCAGCGAGTTTGCCGGAAGCCAGCTTGCCCGCCAGGAAATCGCGGGCGAGCTGATGGTCGATGTCGAAGGCGCACTATGGACACGGGCGATGATCGAGCAGGCCCGCGAACACGAGCCGCCGCCTGAGCATCGCCGGGTGGTGGTGGCGGTCGATCCGCCCGCAGGCACCGACGGCGATGAATGCGGGATCATTGTCGCCGCACTGGGCGAGGACGGGATCGCGCGGGTGCTGGCGGATTGCTCGCTCGCCCGCGCCGCGCCTGATCGCTGGGCGCAGGCGGTCGCCGATGCGGCGCGCGAATGGAATGCCGATCGGGTGGTGGCCGAAGCCAACCAGGGCGGCGCGATGGTCGAAAGCGTGCTGCGCGCCGCCGATCGGACGCTGCCGGTCAAGCTGGTCCACGCGAGCCGCGGCAAAGTCGCCCGCGCCGAGCCGGTTGCGGCGCTCTATGCTTCCGGACGGGTCCGGCATGCCGGCATGTTCGCGCGGCTGGAGGATCAGCTGTGCGGATTGCTGGTGGGCGGCAGCTATGCGGGGCCCGGCCGCTCGCCCGACCGCGCCGACGCGCTGGTTTGGGCGATGAGCGAGTTGATGCTGGGCCGACATTCACGCCCCAGCGTGCGCGCGCTCTGATCGGTTTGAGCCAAGATACAAGGATCAGCACATGGCAATGCTTGAACGGTTGCTCTCCGCCTTCAAGGGCGGGGAGGCGCAGCGCGTGCCTCTGGCACACGGGATCTTACAGGGCTGGTATCCGGCCTTCGAAGTCGGCCCCGTGCCGCGCGGCTACGAATATGCCCGCGCGATCGCCGAGGGCTTCATCGCTAACCCGATTGCGCAGCGGTCGGTGCGGCTGGTCGCCGAAGGGGTGGGCCAGGCCGCGCTCTCCTGCTCCGATCCGCGGCTCGCCGCGCTGGTGACCGCGACCAGTGCCGGGCAATCGCTGGTCGAAACGCTGGCCGCGCATCTGCTGCTCCACGGCAATGCCTATGTCCAGATCCTGAAGGATGCGGGCGGCGCGCCGGTCGAGCTGTTCGCGCTGCGGCCCGAACGTATCAAGGTGGTGACCGGGGCCGATGGCTGGCCTTGCGGCTATGATTACACCGTCGAGGGGCGCACCACGCGCATCCCGGTCGAGGATGAGGCCGGCTGGCCCGGCATCGTCGCCATCCGGACAATGCATCCGCTCGACGATCATAGCGGCGCGGGCGCGCTCGAATCGGCGTTTCAGGCGGTGCTGATCCACAATGCCGCGACCCGCTGGAACCGCGCGCTGCTGGACAACGCGGCGCGGCCTTCGGGCGCGCTGGTCTATGAACCGGGCGACGGCGCAGGCCTTGCCCACGAACAGTTCGAACGGCTGAAGCGCGAGCTCGACATCGCCTTCTCGGGCGCGGCCAATGCGGGCCGCCCGATGCTTCTCGACGGCGGGCTCAAGTGGCAGAACATGGCCTTGTCGCCCGCCGACATGGATTTTGCGACGCTCAAAAGCGCGGCGGCGCGCGATATCGCACTCGCCTTCGGGGTGCCGCCGATGCTGCTCGGGCTGCCGGGGGACAATACCTATGCCAATTACCGCGAAGCCAACCGGGCACTGTGGCGGCTGACGCTGCTGCCGCTCGCCGACAAGCTGTTCGCCGCGATCCGCGAAGGCCTTGCCCCGTGGTTTCCGGCAGCTGAACTCGGGATCGACCTCGATCGGGTTCCGGCGCTTTCGGAAGATCGCGAGCGGCTGTGGTCGCAGCTCGCCGAAGCCGATTTCCTGACCCGCGCAGAAAAACGCGCGATGCTGGGCCTTGCCCCCGAGGAGCAGCCGCAATGAGCCGCGAGGATGTGCTTGCCAACCTGATGGCACAGGCCCGCGACGAGGGTGCCGGCCTCGTTACCCTGCGCGCCATCGTCGAGGAAGCGAGCGCGCTTGCCGCCGACCGCGTGCTCGATCGGCTCGGGCTGGGCGATGCCAGCGCGCACGGCGACCTGGGCGAGCTGCGCGAACTGCTGCGGGCCTGGCGCGACGCCAAGACCAGCGCGTGGAAGGCGCTGCTCGCATGGATCGTGCGCGGCGCGCTGGCGCTGCTGCTGATCGGGATCGCGGTGCGGCTTGGCGTGTGGGAGCGGCTGTGATGGGCGGCCCGCTGCGCTTTGCCGGCTATGCCGCGCTGTTCGACATCGCCGATGCGGGGCGCGACACGATCCGCCGCGGGGCGTTCGCGCGCACCCTGGCGGCCCGCTCCGAGCCCTTGCCGCTCTATTGGCAGCATCGTCCCGACCAGCCGATCGGCGTGATCGAACACGCCAGCGAGGATGCCCGGGGGTTGCGGGTGATCGCGCTTGTCGACCGGCCCGCCAGCCGCGCGGCGGCGCTGCTCGCGGCGCGCGCGGTCAGCGGTCTCAGTTTTGGCTTCCGCACCCGCCGCGCCCGGGTCGGCACCAATGGCCGCGAACTGTTCGAGATCGACCTATTTGAAGTCAGCCTCGTTACCCACCCCTTGCAGCACGGTGCGCGGGTTCATCTGCTGCGCTGAATTGCCGCGCCCGCCCGACATTCCACCGGCCGCCAAGGGGCGGCCTTTTTTCTGCCCAACCGAAAGGCCACTGCCCCATGGAAAACTCCCCCCAACTCGATACGCCTGCCGACCCGCTCGCTGCCAGCTTTGATCTGAGCGCCCGCCAGGACCGCTCCGAGGCCGAGATCGCGGCGCTGCGCGGCGATGTCGAAGAGGTCAAATCGCGCCTCGACAAGGTCGCCCGCGCCGCCGCACGCCCGGCAATCGGCGCCGCCGCGCAAGTCGATGCCGCCGAGGTCAAGGGCTTCGTCGATGGCTATCTGCGGCGCGGCCGCGAGACCGAGCTGAAGTCGATCAACGCGCTCACCCCGGGCGACGGCGGCTATGCCGTGCCGCGTCAGATCGACGCGATGATCGCCGCCGTGCTCGCCGACATCAGCCCGATCCGGGCAATCGCGCAGGTGGTGCAGACCGGCGGCGCGGGCTATCGCAAGCTGGTTTCGACCGGCGGCACCGCATCGGGCTGGGTCAGCGAAGCGGCACCGCGTCCTGCAACCGCCGCGCCCAATTTCGCCGAGATCGCCCCGCCGACCGGCGATCTCTATGCCAACCCGGCGGCGAGCCAGGCGATGCTCGATGATGCCGCCTTCGATCTCGAAACCTGGCTCGCGAACGAGATCGCGCTCGAATTCGCGCGCGCCGAAGGCACCGCTTTCGTGCGCGGTACCGGGGTCAACCAGCCCGAGGGCTTCCTCACCGCGCCCACCGCCACCGCCGAGGATGGAGTGCGCGCCTTCGGCACAGTCCAGTATATTGGCTCGGGCAGCGCCACCGGCTTCAACGCCGCGCCCGATGCCAAGCTGATCGACCTGATCCATGCGCTCAAGTCGGGCCATCGTCAGGGTGCGGTGTTCGTGATGAACTCGGCCACGCTGGCGAGCGTGCGCAAGCTCAAGACCGCCGATGGCGCGTTCCTGTGGCAACCCGGTCTGGTCGAAGGCCAGCCCGACCGCCTGCTCGGCTATCCGGTGATCGAGGCCGAAGACATGCCCGATGTCGCGGGCGGCACCTTCCCGATTGCCTTCGGCAATTTCCGCCACGGCTATTTGATCGCCGAACACAGCGCCACCCGGGTGCTGCGCGATCCGTTCACCAACAAGCCCTTCGTGCACTTCTACGCGACCCGGCGCGTGGGCGCCAAGGTGCTCGATTCGAACGCGATCAAGCTGCTGAAGATCGAGGCCTGACACCTCGTCAGTGTTCGCCATCCCGGCAAGGTCGAGCCCGCCCCTTGCTCGCTTGCCGGTGCCTCGCGCCCGCATCGCTTCAGGCCATCCTCCCGCCTGAACCCGCGATGCGGGCGCGCCTTGTGGGGATCACAATATCGGAGAACCCGCAATGCAGCGGACAATCGTGGAGCCGCCCGAAGCTGGCAGCGCGGCGCTGGCCGAACTCAAGCACTGGCTCGGCGTTACTCGCGCCGACGATGACGCGGCGCTTTCCGGCCTCATCGATGCCAGCGTGACGATGTGCGAGGCCTTTACCGGGCGGGCACCGATCAGGCAGGTGGTCGAGGAACAGGTGGCGCTCTTGGCGGCGTGGCACGAACTGGTCTCGCGCCCGGTGCGCGGGCTCGGTAGTGCCGAGCTGGTGGCCGAAGACGGCAGCCGCACGGTGCTCGCCGAGACCGACTTCGCGTTTGCGATCGGAGCTACCGGCAGCGCCTGCGTGCGGGCGCTCGCCCCGCTCGAAGGGCGGGCGATGGCGCTGACGCTCGAGGTCGGAATTGCCGCGACCTGGGATGATCTTCCCGCCCCGCTTGCGCAGGGGATCATCCGGCTTGCCGCGCATTACCACCGCGACCGCGACACGAAGTCGGCTGCGATCCCGCCTGCCAGCGTCACCGCGCTGTGGCGGCCGTGGCGCGCGGTGCGGCTGTGATGCTGCGCGTCGCCATCACCCCCGCCAGCACCATCGCCCAGCTGCGCGCCAGGGCGCAGCAGATCGCGGCGCGGCGCATTGCCGCGATCTTGCGGCAGCGCCGCCCGCGCCGCCGCGACTGGCGCTCTGCGTCTGCGCTGTGGCCCGATTTCGTCCCCGGCACCGCCTTTGATCGCAGCAGGAACTGAGCCCTATGGAAAACTCTCTCCGCACCGCGCTGATCACCTGGCTGCGCGGCGCCCCGGCGCTGTCCGCGCTCAACGCCATCGCCGAAGAAGCACCGCTCAGCGTCAGTCCGCCGTGGCTCGGGATCGCAGCAAGCGCGTCGATCGAATGGGGGACCAAGGACCGCGCCGGACGCGAGACCCGGATCGCGCTCGAGCTTGAGACCCGCACCGATCTCGCCGACGCCGACGCGCCGCTGCTGGCCGCGATCGAAGCCCGCGTGTTCGACCTGCCGCCGTTCCAGCCGGGTTTCGAACTGGCCTCGGTGCGGTTCCTGCGATCGCGCAGCGAAGCCCGGCCCGACAACGCCCGCGCGGCCCTGCTCGAATTCCGTTTCCGCATCCTCGAACCGCTCACGGAGTAAACCCATGCCTGCACAATCCGGCTCTGCCTTCCTCCTCAAGATCAGCGACGGCGCCGCGCCGCCCGCCTATCAGACCGTTGCCGGGCTGCGCACCACGCAGATGTCGATCAACGGCGACACGGTCGTCATTACCCACAAGCAATCGGGCGGATGGCGCGATCTGCTGTCGGGGGCGGGAACCCGCTCGGTTTCGGTCAGCGCTGCAGGGATCTTCCTCGGCAGCAGTGCCGAGGCCGCGGTGCGCAGCCATGCACTGGCGGGCACCATCGCCGACTACGAATTGTCGTTCGAGGATGGCGAGCGGCTGCGCGGGCGGTTTCTGATCCAGCGGCTCGACTATGCCGGGGATTTCAACGGCGAACGCAGCTACACCATGCAGCTTGAAAGCTCCGGACCGGTGCTGCCGGCATGACCGGCAGCGCCAACCCCGTCCGCGGCGAAACCACGCTGGCGATCGCGGGCACGCAATTCACGCTGCGCCCCAGCTTTGAAAACCTGGTGCTGGCCGAGGCCGAACTGGGATCGCTGTTTGCGCTGGTGGAACGCGCGGCCGCGGGCGCGCTGACGCTCGCCGAGATGGCGGCGCTGCTGTGGCACTGCCTGCCCGCCGAGGCCCGCCCCGAACGCGCCCTTGTGGGCGATGCGGTGGTGGCGATGGGGCTGGTGGCGGCGACCGGCCCCGTCCGGGCGGTGCTGGCACAGGTGCTGCAAGGGCAGGGATGATGACCGATTTCACCGACGCCGCGCGCCGCTGCTGCGGCCTGTCGGCACGGCTGCTGGGATGGCGTCCGGACGAATTCTGGCGCGCCACCCCGGCCGACCTCGCAATCGTGCTGGAGGGTCTATCCGATCCTGCCAGCCCGCCGCCCCCCAGCCGCGAGACGATCGGGCGCATGATGGAGCGCGATGAACGATGAACGAAGATTTCGACAGTCTGGTGATCGACGTGCGCGCCGGGACCGACGGATTTGCCGCCGATCTGCAAACCATGCGCCGCTCGCTCGACAGTGCCCTTGTCGACGGTTTCGCCCGCGCTGGCGGGGTGCTGGAGAACGGCCTGCTTTCGGCGCTGCGGCGCGGAAGCCTGGGCTTCGACGATCTCAAGCGGGTGGCGTTCCGCGCGCTCGACGAGATTGCCTCCCATGCGCTTGAGGCCGGTATTTCCGGCCTGTTCGGGGGATCGGGCGGGGGCGGCATCGGTGGCCTGGTCGGGCAGTCGCTGGGCGCACTTCTCGGGCTTCCGGGGCGCGCCACCGGCGGCCCGGTGTCGCCCGGGCGGGCCTATCTGGTGGGGGAGCGCGGTCCCGAAATCTTTCTTCCCGCCGCTGCCGGACGGATCGAGGCCGGCAGCGGTCCGGGCACGGCCGGGCGCGACGTGCGGGTCGCAATCCAGCTCGCGGTTCCGCGCGGCACAGCGGCGCCCGCGGCGCTGCAACGATCCTCGCGGCAGATCGCCAGCGCGGTCCGGCGCACCTTGCAACAGGCCTGAGACGGAGAGGCGATCATGGCATTCTGGCTCGCCCGCTCCCCCCGAGCGCAGGAAAGCACCTTCATCCAGCGGTTCGATCCGCGCTTCTGGACCGTCAATTTCCCGCGCCCGGCGATGGCTTCGGTGGTGACGTTAGGGCCCGATGCGCTGCAGGTCGATATCGAACTGCATCACGAGGGCGAACTGGTCGGGCTGATCTGGGACAGCGCCGACACGCTCGACCACCCGCTGCTCGCCTATGCGACCGATCGCGACTATTCGCACACAACGCTCAGCCTGCGCTGGCAATCGAGCGGGATCGTCCCGCTCGACCAGCCCAATGGTCCGACCCTCACGATCGAGGGGCGCGATGCCGCAGGTGCGCCGCGAACCTGGTATGTGAGGCTCTGGAACTATGCCGAAGGCACGCCCGATGACGCGCGCATAACCCTGCCGTTCAGTGCGCTCGAAAGCGGTTATGTCCTGCCCGGTGAAGCGGTGCACGCGGGCGATATTGACCGGATGTTCATCTCGCTGGTTGCACCCGGATATGTGCCCGGCAGCGCCGCCCCGCTGGCCGCTCGCTTCAACGGTTCGGTGACCATTTCCGAGATTGCCGCCGATGGCGGGCGCGCGATGATCGCCTTGGGCGACGTCATGCTGCCGAGCCATGGCGAGCGGATCGCAGCCGCCTATGACGATGCCTACAACCAGACCCCGGCACGGCTGATCCGCGCAATCACCCGGCTCGGTTACCGCGAGGATATCGTCCACTATCTTGGCATGAGCCATTTCATGCGACTTGTCCGCGAACCGGGCGGCGGGCTGCAGGTGCCGGTGCAGGCACTCGTTTGCACCCCTGCGGCGCAATGGCACCGCAACCTGTTTGCGACCGCAGCGGCGGCGGGGCTCACGGTCATCGTTTCGCTGTCCTACGAATTATTCGACGCCTATTGTCCGCCCGACTGGAAACAGCGCACCGCCAGCGGCGCGGCGGCGTTGACCGGATGGGTTCCGCCTTCGACGCTGCTTTCCCCCGCCAACAGCGCGGCGATGAGCTGGCTTGCCGACTGCGCGCGAGCCTTTGTCGCGCTGCTCGAGGAGGCCGGTCTGCCGGTGCGGTTCCAGATCGGCGAGCCATGGTGGTGGGTGACCGCAGCTGGCGAGCTCTGCCTCTACGACGATGCTGCCATCGCCGCGTTCGGCGGATCGCCGCCAGTGATCGCCGATCTGCGCGCGCCGCTTGATCCCGCAGCGATCGCGCTGCTCGACAAGGCCGGCACGATCCTGGCGCAATCGACCGCGCAATTGACCGCGGCAGTGCGCGCCGCCGCATCTGGGCCGGCCGAGGTGCTGCTGCTGGCCTTCACGCCCACGATCCTCGATCCGGCCATGCCCGAAGCCTATCGCGCCAACTTGCCGAAGGGCTGGGCTGCGCCCGCCTTCGACCGGCTCCAGCTCGAAGATTACGACTGGCTGACCGGCGGCGCCGATGCGGCGCGGCGCGCGGCCTACGGTTTCGTCGACGCGCGGCTCGGCTATGCCGCCTGGCAGCAGGATTACCTTGCCGGCTTCGTGCTCGATCCTGCCGATGCCGAACCCTACTGGACCCGGATCGATCGCGGGCTCGACGAGGCTGCGGCCCGGGCGATCTCGCGCCGCTATGTCTGGGCGCTGCCGCAGGTCAACCGCGACGGATACACCCGCCTTGCCCCCGCAACCGAGGAAGCCATGGACCCCTTCGACGATGTCCTCTACCCCTTCGAGCTCGGCCGCACCGCGGCGGTTGCGCCCGAATTCTCGACCTCGATAGCGGTCACGGCCTCCGGGCACGAACGCCGCAATTCGCTGTGGTCGGACGCGCGGCTGCATTTCGATGTCGGACCCGGGATCCGGTCGGAGGCGGAACTGTCTGCACTGCTCGCCTTCTTCCGGGCACGGCGCGGGCCGGCGCGCGGTTTCAGGATCATGGACCCCTTCGATCACAGTTCCAACGCGATGACCGGCACGCCGACCATGCACGATCAGGTGATCGGCACGGGCGACGGTGCCCGGGCGGATTTCCAGCTGATCAAATCCTACGGCGCCGGCCCCGAACCGCAGGTGCGGCCGATCACCCGTCCGCGCGCCGAAACGCTGCTGGTCAGCATCGACGGCACGCAGACGACCGGTTGGACCCTCGGCCCGCTCGGGGTCGTGCAGTTCGCGGTCGCGCCGCCTTCGGGCGCACAGGTGCGCGCCGGGTTCCTGTTCGATGTCCCGGTGCGGTTTGCCGAAGACCGGATCGATATCGCCGCCGTCGATTTCGCAGCGGGCGAAGCCCCGACCGTCGCGCTGATCGAACTGCGCGAGTTCGCCTGATGCGGGTGTTCTTCGACCGCGAGCTCGACACGGTGGCGACCTTCTGGCGTATCTACCGCCGCGACGGCGTGATGCTGGGCTTCACCAGCCATGACCGCGATCTGATATTCGGCGGGATGACCCACCGCGCCGCCCCGGGCATGGTGCCTGCCGCGATCCGGCTCAGCGCTGATCTCGCCTATGACAGCGCCGAGGCGCAGGGATCGCTCAGCCACCAGTCGATCAGGGCCGAGGATCTTGCCGCGGGGCTTTTTGACGAGGCCACCATCGAAATCGGCGCGGTCGACTGGCAGACCTGCGTATCGCATGTGCTCTACAGCGGCCAGATCGGACGGATCGAGGATGACCGCTGGCAATTTGCCGCCGAGCTGCAATCGGCCAAGCAGCTGCTCGATCAGGATATGGTCCCGCGCACCAGCCCCACTTGCCGGGCTGAATTCTGCGGACCCGGCTGCGGATTGTCTGCATCTCGGTTCACCACGGTCGGCACACTTGCCGCCAGCGATCCTGATCGCAACCGGGTCCGTTTCGCAGCAATCGAGGCCGCCCGCTTCAACAATGGGCGGCTGCGCTTCTGCGATGGCCCGCAGACCGGGCTGGTGTTCGGGATTCTTGCCATCGAGGACGACTGGATCGTGCTCGACCGGCCGCTGGCGATCGGCACCGCCCCCGGCACCCGGACAGAGCTGCGCGAAGGCTGCGACCATACAATGGCAACCTGCGCCTCGCGGTTTGGCAACGCGATCAATTTCAGGGGCGAGCCGTTCCTGCCCGGGAACGACTTGCTTGCCCGCTACGGCCAGCCGTGACGGTCCCGCCCGGCACCCTCGCCGATGCGGCGCTTTGCCTCGTCGGCACGCGCTTCCGCCTGCACGGCAGGGATCCGGCGACGGGTCTTGATTGTGTCGGACTGGTGGCGGCAAGCCTTGCCATGATCGGAGCCAAGCCGGTGCCGCCATCGGGATATGCGATGCGCAATCTTTCGATCGATCGGTGGCTGGAATTTGCGCAAAGATCGGGACTGGAAGCGGCCGAGGGTGCGCTCGCCCCGGGTGATGTGCTGCTCGTCAGGCTCGGCTACGGCCAACACCACCTCATGATCGCCGTCGGCGCGGGCGCGGCGGTTCATGCCCACGCCGGGCTTGGCCGCGTAGTGCGCCAGCCGCTCGATCCCGCGCTCGCGCTCACAGCGCACTGGCGCATCGCTGCCGATTCACGACGAGGCTGATCCCATGGCGACATTGCTTTTCACGGCCGTCGGCACTGCCATCGGCGGGCCGGTCGGCGGCGCGCTCGGCGCATTTCTCGGGCGGCAGGTGGATATGGCGGCGTTCGGCTCGGGCACCCGGCAGGGTCCGCGGCTGCGCGAACTGGCAATCAGCACCTCAAGCTACGGCCAGCCGATCGCGCGTCATTTCGGACGTATGCGAGTACCGGGCACGATCATCTGGTCGACCGACCTGATCGAGACGCGGCGCAAGGACAAGGGGCGCAAGGGCCAGCCCTCGACCGTCAGCTATAGCTACACGGCCTCGTTTGCCGTGGCGTTGTCGAGCACGCCTGTCGCACGGCTGGGGCGTGTCTGGGCCGATGGCAATCTGCTGCGCGGCGCGCGCGATGATCTCAAGATTTCGGGCACGCTGCGGTTCTATCAGGGTTTCGGCGATGACCCGGTCGATCCGCTGATTGCGGCCGATCAGGGCGCGGGCACGCCTGCCTTTCGCGACTGCGCCTATGTCGTGTTCGAGAACCTCGATCTGTCCGAATTCGGGAACCGTATCCCGGCGCTCAGCTTCGAGATCATCGCCGATGGCGGGGATGGCGATATATCGCTGGGCCAGTTGGTGCCATTAGCCGAAACCTCTGATCGGGCCGCGCTCCTCGCCAATGCCCGCGGTTTTGCCGATGAGGGCGGACCGCTGATCTCCACCCTTGCCACGATCGACCAGGTCATTCCGCTGGTCTGCACCTCGGGGAGCGGCGGGCTTCAGATCGCTGCGCGGATGCAGCCCGATCCGCAGGTGATCGATCTCCCCGAGCAGCTTTCGACCCGCGAGCCCGGCGGCGAACCCTCGCGCCACAAGCAGCGCGCCGGGCAAGCGCTGCTCGAGCCGACGGCGCTGCGCTATTACGACGAGGACCGCGATTATCAGCCCGGGGTTCAGCGCGCCATCGGGACCCGGCGGACCGGGCGCGAAGTCATGGTCGATCTGCCTGCGACCATGACCGCCGGAGGGGCACGGCAGCTCGCCAATGACAGCGCCAACCGCGCGCGCTGGCAGCACGAAACGGTAACCTGGCGGATCGGCGAGCTTGACCCGCGGCTTCAACCTGGAGTGCTTGCGCGCATACCAGACGCTGCTGGACTGTGGCTGGTGAGGAGCTGGGAGTGGCTCGACCGCGGCATCGAGCTTGAGCTGGAACGCGTGCCGCCCGGTCAGGGTCCGCCGATTGCGGGTGATCCGGGCGCGCCGCTTTTGCCTGTCGATGAGGTCATTGCCCCCACCCGGCTCGCTGCATTCGAGGTTCCGCCCGACGAACAGGCAAGCGCGGCGGCGGCGCTCGTGTATGCCGCGGTTTCGGCCGACAGGCCGTCATGGCGCGGCGCGGCACTTTACGCCGTGGAGGGGGAGGCATTGGTGCCGCTCGATGTATCGGGCACGCAGCGCGCGGTGGTGGGCGAGGTAGCCACACCGGTGCCACCCTCCCCGGCCCTGCTGTTCGAGCCTGCCGCTGCACTGATGGTCGAACTGTATGCCGATGACCTCGATTTTCCGGTCACCGACATGGCGGGGCTTGCCGCAGGTGCAAACCGCTTGCTGGTGGGCGGCGAGGTCATCCAGTTCGCAGCGGCGATACCGCTTGGCAACCGGCGCTGGGAACTCAAGGGTCTGCTGCGCGGTCGGGCCGGCACCGAGCCTCAGGCGCTCGCCGGTCACCCGCTGCAAACCCCCGCAATCCTGCTCGATGACCGGCTGGTGGCGCTCGATCCCGCGCTGGTGCCGCCCTTCACGGGCACCCGGGTCGCCGCCATCGGGACGCGCGATACCGAACCGGTTGTCGCCGCGCTCGCCAATCCCGGACTGTCACGGCGACCGCTCATTCCGGTCCATCCGAAACTCGTGATCGGCGCAGATGAGGTGTGGGATCTGTCCTGGACCCGCCGTGCGCGCGGCCAATGGCGATGGGATGCGGCGGTCGAAATGCCGATCGTTGAAGAGCGCGAGGCCTATATGGTCGGCTATGGGCCGGTTACTTCGCCATTCGTCGTTTGGCTGCGCTCCGAGAATTCGATCCGGTTGACCGCCAGCGATCGCGCTGCCCTGCGCGCCGCGCACGGCCCTGGAACCATATGGGTCAAGCAAATTGGCACATTTGACCAATCCGCCCCCCTTCTCCTTTCAACATTGGCCTAACGGCAGGAGCACAACATGTCTGAGCCCCTAAGCTTTACCGCCACCACGCCCCATACCGGTATGCCGCTCTTGTTCGCAGGACAGGCGCAGAAAGAATTCTTCGTCAATCAGGCGCTGACGATCATCGACACGCTGTTTTCGCGGGCAGTGACAGGGTCGCTTGCCGCCCCGCCCGCCGCTCCGGCGGATGGTCAGATCTTCCGGGTGACGGTACTTGCGCAAGGCGAATGGAGCGGGCACGCCGACGATCTTGCCGTTCGGGTCTCCAATGTGTGGCATTTCATCAGGCCGCACGAGGGACTACAGCTGTTCGACATCGCTGCAGGGCAATCGCTGATCTACCGGGAAGGATGGGTGGCCGCGGCGCAGCCCCTCGCCGCCACGGGAGGGGCGGTAATCGACGTGGAAGCGCGGGCAAGCCTTGCCGCACTGATCGCCAGCCTGAGCGAAATCGGCGTGCTCGGTCCGGCGGGCAGCTAAGCGCTGGCACCCTTTCTGCAAACCGATAGAAATGCAGTGCCGGTCTCATTCCCAAATGCGGCCAATAGCGGCTTTCATGCAACACTTGCGAGGCATTGATCTCTTGCCTCTTGCCAGTGGAAAAGATAGAGACGCTGCGTGCCTCAAGTCCTAATCAAAGGGGAAATCTAGTATGCGCAAACTCGTCATTGGGGTGGCGATGGCTTCGACCGCGCTGTCCTCGCCCGCCATGGCCCGTGAGGGTCAATGGTATATCGAGGGTTCGGGCGGTGTGATGATCGTCGAAAAGCAGGACATCGATGTCAACGGTGTCAGCGACGATGCTCAAGCTGACTACGACACCGACTACGATTTCGGGGGCTCGGTCGGTTACGACTTCGGCGCGTTCCGTCTCGAAGCGGAAGCCAGCTATCGCGCTGCCGACCTCGAGGAAGTGACCGGCGGGACGCAGGGTCTGGTAAACAACCCGTCGTCATCGCAGGTTTTCAACACCTTCACCGGCACCCGCGAAGCGCTCGGCGACATCAGCGCGCTCAGCTTCATGCTCAATGGTCTGTTCGATTTCGGCAGCGATGACGGGCTTCAGGCCTTCGCCGGCGGCGGCGTCGGGATCGCGCGCGTCGACATGAACGGGCGCGTGAACGCGAATGGCCCGGGGGTGTGGGACGATTCCGACACCGGTTTCGCCTGGCAGCTGCTTGCCGGTATCCGTGCGCCGCTCAGCGATTCGTTCGACGTGGGTCTGCGCTATCGGTACTTCAACGTGCCTGATGTGAGCCTGGTTGATCCGCTTGGTCGCGATCTTGAAACCAGCATGAACTCACACTCGCTGCTGGGGACGATCACCTACAACTTCGGTGGGGAAGAGCCGCTGCCGCCGCCGCCGCCGCCGCCGCCGCCG